ACGAACATCATGTAATATTTGTTGAGAAACAAATTAGAAAAGGGCGCTTCGGCGCCCTTTTTTTTAGCATAAATAAAAGTAGATTATGTTTTATACTGAAAGAATAACAATTTACAAAGAGTCAAAATCAACAATAATGAATACGATAGTTAGAGCAATCGCAGGTATAGTACTAATTGGTGGTTTCTTTTTTCTACTTTCATTAGGACTTAACTATCTCAACCCTAAACCTAACGCATTAGAAAAGATAGAACAAAGACTAGACGAAGCAGAACAATCACAATCTGTACTTACAGAAAACGAAAAGAAGTTAAAAACTGAAGCCCAAACTAAAGAATGGGAAGAGGTAGACGAAAAGACAATAATACCTCTGCCTAAACCTAAGTAATTTTCATATAAATAGCTGTATGACAGTAACAAACTCATACACAAGACAACCAACTAAACTGGACTATGCGAGTCCTACACAGTTTAAGTTTACTATAATTAAGTTACCTAAAGTAGAATATTTTTGTACTACGGCAAATGTACCTGGAGTTACAATGGGTTCTTCAGCACAATCTACACCTTTCAAAGATGTACCTATTCCTGGTGATAAACTAGAATACGATACATTAAACATACAGTTTTTAGTAGATGAAAATTTAGAAAACTATAGAGAGATACATGGTTGGATGACTGGTCTTGGATTTCCTAAAGACCATTCACAATTCAGATCATTGCAGGCTGCAGGATCAGATAGATATCCTACAACAACAAGAGAAGACTTAAACAAAGAAATAGGTGATGTAGTAAAACAAACTTCAGATGATGGTGGTTTATATTCAGACGCTACACTATTCATCTTAACAAGTAAAAACAATTCAAATATAGAAGTACGTTTTAGAGATATTTACCCTATATCATTATCTGGTTTAGATTACAATCAACAAGCAACAGATGTAAATTACTTAACAGCAAGTGTTACATTTCAATACAAAATTTATGAGTTTGCTAATGTTAGTGGGAGTGGCGTACTAGAAACAACTACTTAATTATATTATAAATTATATTATGACTGTTCTTATAAAACCTAGAGATAGGAATCCTCATCACAATAAGTTAATGACTAAAGGTGGTCCTGGTGACAAGTACCTTGGTGATGGTACTGTTGACATGAGTCAATGGTTTAAAAAAGTTGATATACTAGAAGACCAAATCAGAAATAACGACATATGGTTTTGTAGTGCTCCTTTCACAATGGTCTACACTACAACTAGAGGCGAATATGCACCATGCTCATGGGCTGCTGAAGGTTTCAATCCTAATATAAAAGACGTACCTATTCGTAGATACTTTGAAGATAATAAAAATTTAAATGATTTACGTAAAGAAATGGTTACACCAGGTTCTAAATTAGAACTTGCAAAAAAATGGTGTAAACAATGTATGTTTCAGGAGAAAAACTATGGCAGATCAAGGCGACAAGCTTCTCTTAAAATACAAACAAACGATCACGCAATATGGCCTGGTATAAGAAATGCAGTAGAGTATTTTAAAAGAAGAAACAAAGGTGTATTTCAGGACAGAATATTTGAGATACAAGTAAAGGCATTTGGTAACAAATGCAACCTTGATTGTTATATGTGTATACCTTACGACTCTACTACACGATTAAAATCTATACACTCGGAAGAAGTAAAAGGTGAAAAGGTTTTTTCTGATTATGCAAAGGCGCCTATAGAATTAGTAAAAGGTGAGAAGTTAAAAAACGTTGTAGATCAAATAGTTGAATTAGCACCATACATTTATAATTTAAAATTTATAGGTGGCGAACCATTAGTTATGAAAGACTTTTATATGTTGTTAGATAAGATATGTAAAACAGGTCATGCTGATAAAATGTTTGTAAAATATCAAACTAATATGTCAGTACTATCAATGGAAAAATTAAGATTATTAGATTACATTCCTAAGTTTATGCAATTTGAATTTACGGTATCTTTAGATGGTATAGGTAAGTCTGTAGAATATATAAGACGTAGAACAAACTGGCAAGATGTAGTAAACAATATAAAAGAAGTTAAAAAGTTTCCTAACGTAACGGTTAATATAAACGGTGCAATATCTTTTTTAAGTGTATTAAGATTTTACGAATTGATAGAATGGATAGATAAAAATAAAACATTGTTCAAACAAATCAATTGGTCTAATATAAGAAATCCTAAAAAGTTATGTGCTAATGTTTTGCCTGACGAAATAAAAAAGAAACTTATACCAAAGTATAAAGGTTTTCCTGATATACAACAACTGCTAGAAGAAAGCAACGATGGCCTAGATTATCAGGACACGTTAGACTATCTTTTAATGAACGATAAATATTACAAAGGTACTAAATGGGAAACACATTTGTTTGATGTTTTTCCTGAACTAGAACCATATCATAGAAAGGATTAGCATGGACGCATATGAACTTTTAAGTAAAAGAAGACATATACATTTATTTGACACGGAAAAAATTCCACCTAACGAGCTGATAGATGACTTGTTGTATAAGGCGTGGAAAACAACACCATCAAAAAATAACTTTATGCCATATCATGTTAACGTGTTAGGACCTGAGCGTTGGCGTGAAAAAAAGTCTATCACTAAAAAATGTATGATGAGTAAAAAAATAATAAATGAAGACAAGATACCTAAACATTATTCAAAAGATCATGGAGAAACGTGGGTAGAAAATGGTGATAACCCAGCATTTTTACATATTGAAACAGCACCATATCTGTTAGTGTTTACACAAAGAGTATGTAAACCTAATAAATTTTACCAAGACTGTATTGATAGAGGTGATTTCTTTGAACAAATGCACGAAGAATATTTTGGAGAAATACAAAGAACAACGTCCGTTGAGATAGGTTGGTTTACATCAAATCTTACTAACCTTTGCGTAGAACAAGGACTAGATACATCAACTCTATTATGTTTTCCCTATCATCATAAAAAATGGAATAAAGGTTGGGAAGATATATCATGGTTAAGTGGTCCTGTTGTTTTACTATGCAGTTTAGGTTATAGTAAACAAAGCAGACGTGAGTATTTACACCCAAAAAATAGAGCAAGAGATAAAAAACCTGAAAAAGAAACAGTTGTGGTATGGCGTTAAAAGAAGTAACAGCATTATTATTAATACACTTTGAACATTATCCTGATTTGTCTATGGATAAAGATTTAGATAATATGCGTTTTAATAAATTAAAAGAATTAATATCTGAGCATCCTATAGAAGATATGATTATAATATCAGAGCACCTTAAACCAGAATTACAACCACGTTTATGTCAATTAAAAGCTCAATTAGAAACCATGGAAAAAGGTCAGACAAGTGACTTCCCAAAGTATGATTGGATTGAATTGCCACCTGTCGGATTAACACCACAACAAGATTTAATTGAATGGATAAAATTTGAAGCAGGTAAGTTAGGTTGCAAAATTAACAATGTACTTGCGACAGGTCAAAATTTAGCAGGTTGTGTTTGGAATACTAAAGATTATTCTGCTTTAGCGTGGTCAAAAAAAGGTCATCTTGTACAAATTATATTGTCAATGTGTGGTGATTATGAATTGCCTGGTACAGGCGCTGAAAAATATATGAAAATGTTTAGTCTTTTATATCATAAAATAAAAAAGTCTGGCCACATTCAAAACATAGAACTAATATCTGATATGGACAGCATTAAATATATGCACGAAGGTAGAAGAATGAGGAAAGGGACACAATTTAATGGCTAACACGCTAAAAAAAACATTATTATTATTGATTGATTTTCATGGCCATCCTATATTTGGTGATGACCACACAAATGAATTAAGATATAGTACTTTACATAGTCTATTACAGGTAGACCAAGAACGTAATATAGTATCAAATCATTTAGAAAGTGAATACCCGACAGAGCGTGGTCCTAATAAATTAAAAGAAATGAAAAGAATATATGACCTTGAAGGTGTACACAATTGGGATAGAATTGATCCTGACGCAGAGCCACAACATACTATACAAGATATAGAAAATATATTTGCAAGAAGAAACTATAAAATCCACAATGTAATAATAGGTGGCACAAATTTAGCAGGTTGTGTATTAAGATCAAAGCCGTACTCAGCAATACATTGGGCAGCAAAAGGATATAAAACACAAATTTTTTTACCATTATGTGCTGAATATCAATTACCAGGTGTAAATCAAGCAGAAAGAAACTTACATGCCACATCAATAATGTATAATGTTATAAGAGATTTAAGGTTATGGGATGAAATTGATATTGTAAGGGAAACGAAAAGGTTAGATATAGTGTGAGTAAATGCAACGATAAACAAGAGAGAGAATTAGATTTAGAATTACCTGAATACATGACAAAAGGTGGACCAGGTGATAAGTCTGGACCTGGTGTAGTTGATACATCTAAATGGTTTAAAGGACAATTAGATCCAACAAATTGGAATTATAGACCTTTTGTTATTGAAGAAGGCTCAATAGGTCAACAAGCAAAAGACCAAGAGATATTTTTCTGTGATATACCTTTCACGCAACTCTATATGGAAATGTCAGGCAACTATTCAGCATGTTGTTTTGGTGCACAAGCAGATGGACAATATGGTTTACCAGACCATAATGTAAAAAATACAACACTAAAAGAATGGATGCTTGATAGTGATTACATGAATCAAATACGTAAGGAGATGTTAGACCCTAAATCTGATTTAAAAATGGTCAGTAAAACTTGTTGGAGATGTATAGCAGATGAAAAACGTTATGGTAGATCCAGAAGAACAGCATGTATGAAGATTCATACACAAGACGCAGAATTTTGGGATGCAATAGAACGTTCAGTATTAATGTTTAAAGCAACAGGCCGATATGAGTTTGAAGAAAGAATAATAGAAGTACAATTAAAAGTTTATGGTGACGAATGTAATTTAGATTGTTATATGTGTTTACATACAAACTCATCAACACGTCAACAGGTTGCAAAAAAAGGTGTATGGAGTGACGAGATATTTGGTGAAACTGCTTATAGTAGTGCTTTTGAAGGTGGTGCTAAGAAAACGTTTACAAAGAAAAACGTGGAAGACATGATACAACAAACTGTAGAATTAGCACCTTTCATACGAAGTATAAAAATCATTGGTGGTGAACCATTAATTATGAAAAAACATTATGAACTGTTGCAAAGATTAATTGATATAGGTCAGTCTAAAAATATATTTATTAAGTATCAAACAAATTTTACAGAAACAAAAGCAGGTAAGCATAACATCTTTAATTACATACCACATTTTAGAAATGTGTCTATGGTAGCTTCTGTAGATGGTGTAGGTAAAACTATAGAATACATGAGAAGAAGAACAGATTGGAATAAAGTTTTAGAGAATGTTGAAATCTGTAAGAAATATCCTAACGTAGTTGTTGACTTTAATGGTCTAGTTTCGTTTTTAAGTGTTATGAGATTTTATGAAGTTATAGATTATTGTTTAGAAAGGCCTGAATTAGTGGATCAAATCAACTGGGCAATGTTAGAAAATCCAATACATTTAAGAGTAAACAATTTACCAGAAAAGATTAAACAAAATTTAATTCCTAAATATGAGAAGTGGCCTGACATACAAGCTGCATTAAGAAAACCAGCTGATGAAGGTGTTAATATACAAGACACATTTCAATATCTTTTAAAACAAGATAAATTTTATGAAGGAACAAAATGGGAATCACATTTGTTTGAAGTGTTTCCTGAACTAGAAGAATTTTATGATCCAATGTATAACCACAACGCTAATTTGGATCTAAATATAAAGAAACAAGAGGATATATTATGACATTTGACGAACTACAAGAACTCGCTGACAAAGACCTAAAAATAAATGATACTGAACTTGATTTAGAATCATTAAAAACACCACAATTACATAACAAGTATATGAAGTTTCATAATCAATATACTAATTTATTAAAGAAGGCTGAACAAGACTTGGCAAGATTGACAAGAGAGAAATGGGAATACTATACAGGCAAAGCAGACCCTAGTGTATATCAGGAAAGACCTTTCAATCTGAAGATATTAAAACAAGATGTTGACAAATATCTTAAAGCTGATGATGACCTTATTAAGTTAGAACAAAAGGTAACTTATGTACAAAGTGTTGTTGACTACCTAGATAGAACAGTTAAGATTATTTCTAATCGTGGCTTTCAAATTAAGAACGCTATAGACTGGCGTAAGTTTACATCTGGCGTAATCTAAAATGCAAAACATAATAGTTGACAAGGTCAATGACGTGTACCTACGTATTGACGCAGACGCAAGTATCCGTAGAGAGTTATCAGATTATTTCTCGTTTGAAGTACCTGGTTACAAGTTTACGCCTCAATTTCGTAATAGAGTTTGGGACGGAAAGATACGGTTATATTCGTATGCTACAGGTCAATTATATGTTGGATTGTATCCTTACTTAAAAGACTGGTGTAAGAAGAAAGATGTACATATTGTCGAATCTAGTGAAATCCTTGCATATAACAGCGGCATAGCCGCCGATATAGACGGTTTAATAGAGTCTTACGATCTGTCTATCACTCCGAGGGACTATCAAATCAACGCTTTCAAGTTTGCACTAGAATATGAAAGAGGTCTTGTTTTATCTCCGACTGCCTCTGGTAAATCATTAATCATCTATATGTTATGCAGGCACTATATGAATATGA